TAACAGCACCCATAACGATAATTAGGTAATGCTGTCATTATGGGATGGGTGACTAAGTGTTTTTTAGGGTAGTTCCAAATACCCGTAAAGTCGGGTATTTGAGTTTTCCCCTTTTAGGGGGAGAACCTGAACAATAACTAACGATGATTTTAAATACGGGAAAATCCCTTATTTAAAACTAAGCAAACGGCGAATAATCAATAACCCGATAGGCCGTCATAGCAACCGCACTTTTACCAATCGGCAAAGTAAACTCTGTATCTTCGATGGCGATTGAAGGTACAACATTTGCAGGTACTAAACGCCTTAGTACGGGGGCAAGCTCTGATATTTCGGCGGTAGGTAGCGAACGACTAAATGAGACGCGGATTCGACTTGTTGGGAATGTTGTTTCATCATCCACATAAGTTACAAACCGTGGATAGTTGTCAATATATCTTACAGAATGAAAAAGCCTGTTAATTGTCCATAGGTTTGGCCAAAGCATGTTTAGAACAAATTCTAAAAAACCCAATCCACGGCGGCTAGGCAATGATGACCAACTCGCATAAATAATACGCATCAACGTGTCGCCCGTCTCTGGACGGCGCAATGCTGCAAGGCTGTCTTGTTTAGAGAATCGCTCAACAACTGCTGGACTCCCTAAATGCGGCGAACCGTAGTTAATTAAATCGTCTAGGCTTTTTTGTATTTCACTTGGCGAACTGCTAAGAGCTAAAGCAGAGCCATTGATTAGCAATACCGAACCGTTAACTGTTAAGACATTCACCCCAGATGTAAATATTTTATTAAAGGCATTCTGAAATGCTTCTTCTCTGAGATCAAAATTAGGGGTAACTGCTAGTGGCGTGGTAAAGTTTAAAGAGTCCACAAACTACTCCCCGATTCAGCCGACCGCGTTAAACCTACAACATTGATACTGCTATCAGATAGAAACACCCACTCATGCGGCTTGATGTTGTTAGATGTTAAATCCTCGCCACTCACCACAAAATCACTAATCCGATCCTGAAAGGCTGGAATATTCGCACGCAAAAGTACGGCGATTTCTTGTAGATTAATCCCGTTAGGCAACCATCGAGACATGGCGACTTGCCCTTGTCCATACTTAGCCAATAAAAGACCTTTAATTTGCGCCCTTACGCTATCTAAATCGTGCACTGCGGCTAATTGTCCTGTGATAGTCACTCCATACGGGCGTTCTACCACGGCTGACGCAATCACCCGACCCGATACATTGCCCACACTTTTAATGCCGCCTGAATACAGGCTATCGGCACGTCCAAGCAATAGCGCAATCTCATTTTGAATACTGGATTGCTCGCCAATGTTGTTAGGGGTGACGGCCAAGTGAAGATGGTTGATGTCTTGAACGCTCAAACTACCGTAGGACTTTTCTTGAATAGTTTCATTCCACACGCTGATAAATTTAGTGCGCGTCAAAAAATGCTTACGGACAAGAAAATCAAAGTTACCTAAAAACGAGGCATTCTCATCATAAAATGACGGATAACTTGCTAAAAAACGCATTTGATTGATTGTCACAGGATTAGCACCCGCACGAACAACGCCCGCTGTTTTGAATGTCAGTTTTAAGCTACGTTCGGAAGATAAGGCGATAGATTCTAATGCGGCCTCTTTTAACCGTGCTGCATCCAGTTCGCCGTAGGTTTCTGTCACGGTAAAGTTAAATGTATCACCTGCCGTCACGGTGATACCTGCCCGCGATGAATCACCAAACTCTACGGTTGTACGGCGCAAGGTATCGGTTTTTAATGTGTAGGCGTAGGCTAAAGCCTCAACATTCATCCATTTTGGGGAGTAGATAAATGTGTTCGGCACTGTCTGAGTATCTTGAACAATTAAGCCCGCTAAATGCTTATCTTCAGTGATCGCCAATGTGACGCTATGAAAAATCTCACTGACTTGCGCGGTATAAGCCACCACACGCACTGTGCTTTGTTCTACGACCACTTCAACCGTGGCACTAGCCGCAACTACCGCCGACGATAACAAACGCCACTCACGCCCCTGTCCGTCTGCAATAACGCGGCCTTGTGATAGCGTGACGGTGATAGTGCCGTTGTTTTTTACCTGCAATGTATGTCTGGCAGGCGTGGCAATAGGTAAAATACCTTTGTTGACGGCATCGGCTAAAATAGAACGGTCGCGGCTTTTTATTGATGGCTCAATCGTTGCAATGTCAATTTCTTGGGTCAATAGAGAGATGTAATCAGCCATTGCACGAATGCGTACCACGGTAGCAGGGTCGCCCGCTTGGTAAAGCTCCGCTATTTCGGGGTAGTCGTCAAGAATGGCGGCTAATCGCGCCTCTAACTCATTGCGCGTTAGCATTGAAAGTTTCCCCTGTTTGTTGGCTGATTTTTGCCTTGCCTAAATCAATTAAAATCCCGCCCAAACGAAAATAAATATTCACTGAGTCAAAGCTGAGTCTTTCAACTTCGACCGACAATTGATCGCTCGGCAAGCCTGAAAATATTGGCAAGTCTGTTTTCAGCTTGCTAATAAATTTATCAGCAATTGGCGCGGATAGTGGCTGCATAAACAAAGCCGACTTATCACAACCAAACGAACTGCCAAACACGCTGTTTACGGGCGTAGCAAGCCAGTAATTGAACATACCTAGCAGGGTTTGTGCGGTAATCATGGCGACACCTATTAAGCAGGAGGCAAGCCATTGTTTTGAGCTTGAGCTAATTTAGCTTTCAGTTGCTCTTGCTCTGTCATTGCCTGAGTCGTGGCATCGTCTATTTGCAACTCCAAGGCTTTGGCTTCTTTGAGCTTTGCCGTTGTAGTCTTAACCGTATTTTCACCAGCAGCTTTAGGAATTTTAACGACAACTTTTTGTTGAGCCTTATCAAATACTTTTTGATTTGCCCGCACCTTGCCAGCGATTTCGGCAATGGCGGCATTGAATGTTGACGGATCAAAATCGCCTGTGATCGGTAGGTCTTTGTCATTGAGTTGCACGCGGAAAATATCACCATCGGCTTTAAGCAAAAAACCTACTTTTTGGCCGTTTTCCAAACCTAAACCTACTTCACGCACAGACACACCCGCCGACCGCTTTACTTTCTCAATCGTGATAAAAGGGATAGCTTGACCCGTGGCTTTTGAAAGTGCGGTTGATAGCTTTTTAACAATGGGGGTTTGTTCGCTTAACGCGGTTAAATTAAATTCTGACATAGCCAATACTCCACAAGATTAACGCTATTGTGGCGCGTGATAGGCCGTTGAATTTTTGATAGTTCCAATAACAAAAAGCCCCCAATGAAGGGGGCTTTAAGTAAATTATTTATCGTTTTAGAGTTTTATATTAAAACGATTTCGCCCGATCAATTGTTTTGATGCGAGTGTCGTGTGCGTTAATCAAGCCGCCAACGCCTTTACCTTTGTAGATACCTGCCTTATCGCCTTTCATTAGCGAGCGCATTGCCATTTTCATCATTGATGACGTGCGTGGCTTGGCATGAAGTTTGTGCATTGCCGCTTTTTGACTAGCAGTCAAAACAACAGTGCCGCCAATACGCTTGTTTACCGTGACAATTTTGCCATGACGAACTGCTTTGACAGCTTTGTATTGCAATGTATGACCATTGACCTTTTTAGTGGTTTTTTGGCCAACACCTAACTTTTTCTTAGGCTTGCCCATTGAGTCGTATTCTTCAACTTCATCGGATGAATCAGCATCGGACATATCAGGCTCACTAAAGCCATAGGCAAAGTCTTTGACAAAATCGTCAAGCTCTGCACCTTCAGCGGGTAGATTGCTAATGACTGTTTCGGCCATAGAGTCGATAGCACTATCAGCGGCATCAACATCATCGCCAAAAATATCAGCGATCATTGCGTCAGGCACTTTTAGGCTTGCTAAGGCATCGGCAATGTGGGCAGATAACAACTGCACCAACACATCATCGCTTTCGCCATCATCTAAACCCAATGCGCCTGACATTAAGGCATCCAAACGCTCAGACGGCAATTCATCGGCATCTAAGGCGTTTTCTGCTACGTCATCAGCTAATTGCAACACAATGGATAATGCAACTTTCCGCATTTCTTGCGTTGCAGCTAATGCCGCACGCTTATCAATGGCACTTGCGCCAATGGCTTGAATTGCATCGCCAGCAGCAGAGTCATATAACGCTACCGATGGACTTTGTTTAAACATTCTCAATGCTTCTAACATGGCAAATCACCTGCTTTTATTTGTTAATGGTCGTTGTGAGGTAGGCGGCACGAACAGCACCTTCAGGACGGCGTTTGAAGTCAACATCTACCGCGTCAAATGGTCGGCTTTCGCGTGCTGAGATACTTAATTCGTAAGGCTTTCCGCCTAAATCGTCAGCAGAAACTAGCAAGCCAGCAGATACGCAGGCATCCAAAAATTGACGGCAATCAGTATCGGCACGATCAATAAACGAGGCTGTATTAGTCAGTAATTGACGGCGAATTAATTCAATCACGCCATTGGCTGTGAATGTTTCAATCTCGGCTGAATTAGTTAAACGTAAGGCACTTGTTTTGCTGTCGTACTGAGTTAAACAGTCACCAAAGATAAAACGTGTACCCGATGACAAACGCTCTTGAATCACTACGTTGATCTTTGCTTCAGCCAAGCGATTCAATGCAGACTCATTTAAAACAACATCGGCACGCGGGCGCATTGCTTTAAATTTGCTGATTGGAAAGTTAAAGCCAGAAACAGGCACATGAATCGGAGGAACGCCACGGCTGTCTGTACCCGCATTACGGAGCAAGCGATAACCAATTTGAACACCAACCACAGGACGATAAACACGCGCACCACGAATGGAAACAGCATCACGGGGACGGGACTCTGTAGGATTCCAGAACCAACTCACACGATGGTCTTTTGCTTCAATGGCATTGCTTGCAGTAATCGCGCTATCAATGGATAAAGACGGGTCAATATCACCAAGCAAATGAATATTTAACTTATCAACCACGCGCAACAAATTAGTGATTAACACCAAATCATTAGTTCGTGCGATAGCTAAATAATCGGGACGTAACTCACCAGTGATTAATGTGTTGGCAACGCCAGTGTAGAATACTGTTGGAATAGATGTAGCAGCACATGGTACAACAGGAATAGTCAGTGTTACTTTATTACGGCCAAGTGTATTAGCGGCATTGCCAGCAGCACCCGCCAAACAAGACGCGGCAACTAAGGCATCCGTAGAGCTTACTTTTGTTACGACAAAGGAGCTAAACCATTCGCTATCTTCAGCAGCTTGCGCCAAGGTCAAATCAGTGCCACGCGCACCCATTAAACCGCTTAAACGGTAAAGTTCTTCGCCTGTGGTTGCATCTTTCCAAACCATCAAACCAACAATGTCTGCTAAACCTGTGACTGTTGACGCGCCTGAACGCTGAGAGAAAGAAACTTCTAAGCTACAACCATCATCCATAATATCGCGCATGGAATAAACGATTGTTAAAGTTGCCGATGTTGCTGACAAAGATACAACGCCTGCCGAAGTCATACCGATAGTCGTTTCAGGCAATGTATAATCCGTGCCGATAGGGGCTACGCCACCTGTTGCGCTTAATCCTTCAAAGCCAAACAAGGGCAGAATATCACCACTATTGAAAACAATAGAAGCTGATGATCCTGTCAATACAGTTGCTATTGTAAATTCACTGGCGGCATAAGCCACAGTGACAGCAGATGATCCAATTGCGGTATTTAGTTTTGTTTGCAACAGTGCCGCGACATTAGCCAACGATGTTGCAGCGGCAAACGTCATACCAGTCAAGGTATGGGTAGTTCCGTTGACAACAATTTCCAGTGTACCAGCGGTGATCGCTTTGAAATAATCCAAGTTTTCGCTAGAGCCTTGCGATTCAATCGTCGCAGGTTGCGGGCTTGTAGAATTGAAGCCTGCACGCATACGCTGCACAAACACTTGCGGCACGCCAAGGTCTAGCGCATCTTGTACGGCCATAAAATCGACGTTTGTCGGGTCATAACCTAAACGTGCGGCAATGTTATCGGCTGTGACGGCAAATGGCTTATCTAAGCGACCACGACCAAAGCTACCAAAAAATACCGCATTTCCTAAATTGTTTGCCTGATTTGTTTCAGACTGGTCTTTTACGCCTTGGTATTGAATACCGACTGTTGCGCCTAAGACTTTCGTTAAAATACTCATTACTTGTCCTCACCTGTGATAACGATTAGTGCGATGTAGCCAGACAGACAATTAAACTGTGTGATGTTTCGCATCACTTGGTTTTTCTCATCTTCTGTTTCAACGCGAATCGTTGTTGTTTCACCATTCTTTAAGAGCGTTTTGCTACATGGTTCAGGTCGGTCATAACCGCCAATATTTTTCACCGTGATAGTAAAACCTTCGCTAATTGGCTCACCTGTAGTGACTTGCTCAGGTACAAGCGGGGTTTCCGCCTGTACCGTTGCTGCACTGACATTTGCCGTTTTAACTAGCTTTGCCATTGCAATTCACTCTTAGAATGAAGGTAAGTTAGTCATGTTAATGACCGCGACTTGTTGACCAAAGCGAGACAATGGGTTGATGTCAGCAGCATTACGGCTGTAGATAGCAACACCTTGTTCAAAGGCTGTAGGATCGAAGTCACGCAAGATCGGAGGAACAGCAGTAAAGCCCACAAACATCGACTTAGCAGGATCAGAGCTACGGGCAATGACCATGACTTCAGCGGCGGTTGATGTTTCCGTGAATACGCCAATTTGAGATGGTACGTGGTAAACATTAGTGCCATCGTCGAAATAGCCGATACGGGTGATTGCGTCAGCCGCACCAACAATGTTCGGGATTTCTGTGTAGCCTTTCAATTCGGCCAAGCGGCCAAACAAAACAGCGCCTTTGTCTGTGCAATACAAATCAAACGTGCTGATTGAATTGCCAACATCTTTGTTGATTGCAATTTTTGCCTGACTTAACACAGACTTAAATTCACTCATCAATTCAGCAGACGTGTTGTAAGCCGATGCAGCCCCACCAGTGACACCACGGGAAGCATCAAATGTTAATGTACGACCGTAAGCCTTACCGATTTTCTTTGCTTGATTTAGCAAGTAAACGGTTTGCTCTAAGTAAAACTTAGCCTGCACCATTGCGACACCAGCAGCACGCGCATCAATGTTTAATTCGCGCTGAATGTTGCTCATTGCACCAACAGAGGCATAAACAAACGATTGAACGGGATAGGCGTAAATGCTTTTGCCTTCGAGCAAAATATCAACACCAGCAGCGTTTAAAATCGGCACACCTGTTGAATCTTTACGCTCAAAATCAAGAATCGTTTCAGCCGTAACAACAGCACCAGCAGGCAATGCGGCGGTAAATGTGGCGGTAATCAAATGCGTGGACAGACTTGCTGTACCGCTTGCGAGCAAAATAGCAGTAGATTCAAGCGTAACATCTTGAACCGCCTGCAATGTGGACGTACCAGTTTTAGTTGGATGGTCTTTGCTTCTATCATGGGCAACTTCAACACCATTCACCAAAATACGAACACGGCCAGCCAAGAAAGGCGCGGCAATAGAGCCAGTATCAGGCGTTAATGCAGAGTAGCTAAGGTAATGTACGCGAGGGG